AGATTCAGTGACGAACAGGCTAAAAATGTTTATATATTAATTAATACAAACTTATCCACACTAACATACAAAGGTATTGACATACTTGATAAACTTAAACGTTTTAAAACTGTAGACATCTCTTGTTCATGTGATGGGTATGGTAAAATTGGTGAATATCAAAGACCAGGATTTAATTCTGAAAAATTCTTTAAAAATCTGGAAACGCTAATTAAGTTTAAAGAAACCAACGACAATTTCAAAGTTTCTATTGATTATACTATTTCAACAATAAACATGTACCATTCTTTTGATTTCATAAAGTTTGTTGAAGAAAATTACCTCCATTCAGATCACATTAGGTTTCATACTGTGACTCAACCTTTTTATTTTGCACCTGGAATTTGTAAGGGTGGCATGAAACAAGCGTTAATAGAACTTTATGAAAACAACATAAACAATTTAACATCACTTTGTAGATATACGTTGATTGAATTTGTTAAATATTTAAGAAACACTGAGGATGAGGAAGTTTATAGCCACCTATTAGATAAGAAGAAATATGTTACTATTTCACTACCGGAAACCTTAAGGAGATTTGACGAAATTAATAAAACCGATTATAAGGAAATATGCCCATGGTTAGGTGATATTTTTATTGATTAAAAATTGACTTTTCAACTTGTTTTAGCTATATTATCATTATGATATACTGGTTAACTGGACAACCCGGAGCAGGTAAAACAACCCTAGCAAAATACTTGGTGGAATATTTCCCTCAAAACGAGGTTACTCACATTGATGGGGATGATCTAAGAGACATCTTTAATAATAAAGACTATTCCATTACAGGAAGAAGACTAAACATCCAAAGAGCACAATACATTGCGCAATTCATGCATAGTAAAGGACACAATGTCATTGTATCCTTAGTTTCACCGTATAGAGATCAGAGAGAGGCATTTAAGTTCAGCACATCGGTTGTTGAGATTTATGTTCACACCACAGAAGATCGAGGTAGAAATCAATTCCACGTTGAGGAATATGAACCACCATTAGAAAATTTTATAGATATAGACACAACAATAAAGAACGAGACAGATTCATATTATGAACTGTTAAAAAAATTATCATTATGAGTAAAAAATACGCAATGTATGTTGGTAGATGGCAAAATTGGCATAAGGGCCACGAATGGCTTATTAACCAACAATTAGATAAAGGAAAAGATGTGTGGGTTGCAATTAGGAACGTGCCAACGGATGAAAATAACCCTAAGACCGCACAGCAAGTTATGATGGATCTAAGTGAAGAACCTTTCTTTAGAGAAAATTCACAAAGAATTAACATATCAATTATTCCTGATATTGAGAGCATTAATTATGGTAGAGGGGTTGGTTATGATGTAATATACCACGAACCTCCTGCGGATGTGGCGGTTATTAGTGGAACGGCAATTAGAACCGGACATATGACACCCGATGGTACAATAACATATGACCAAACTAAAGGATAATGATAGTAGAAAAGAAAAGACATATAGCTAAAACCATCTCATATCGAATTGTAAGTACCTTAATTGGATTCTTATTAATGTGGATGATTAGTGGGTCGATTAAAGTTGGTGCGGCTTTTGGTGTTGCAGAATTGATTTACAAGCCAATACAGTATTATCTACATGAAAGAATATGGTATAGATGGATTAAGTATGGTCTTAAAAAATAATAAAACGCTATGATTAACACATATCAAAATTTATTATCTGAAGAAGATTTGTTTTTCTTGAACTCGATATGTTTAAATTTTGTGGAAACACAAGTACCATATAAAAATAATAACTATGTTAGAAAAAGTTTAAACGTAAAAGAAGAATTATTAGAATACCAAGAAAGGTGTTCAAAATATTTACCAGATGGGTATAAATTAAGTGGGTTATGGATTAATAAGGTAACCGAAGAAACAAATATTAATGATGATTTTCATAACGATGAGGCGGACTTAACTATCATTACCTACATTAATGAAGATTTTGAGGGTGGGGAATTTGAGTATTTTTTAAAAGATAAAGAAATAAAAATAACACCTCAAATAAATCATACAATTATGTTAAATAAAAAAACAAAACACCGAGTTTTAAATGTAATTAGTGGATGTAGATTTAGTTTAATTTCATTTTATACAACAATAAAAAAAGAAGAAAAAACACTAATATGATTGATAATATAGAAATATTTGAAAACTTTCTATCACCTGAAGAATGTAATATTATTTTAAATAAATGTAAGAGTGAATTAACATTAGAAACTGCTAAAGTGTATAATAATAAAAATAATAAAAATAGTGAAAATACACGTAGAAAATCGTCTATTGCTTGGATATCTGATTTAGGATTTTTAAATGAAAGATTAACAAGTAAATTAAGAGAGTCATTCAATATAAACGGAATGGAAGTTACTGGTTTAGGTGATTATCAATTCACTGAGTATAAAGAACAAGAATACTTTGATTGGCATGTAGATAGTACTGATTTGTTATATAGAGATAGATTCGCATCTATAGTAATTCAGCTAAATGATAACTACACCGGTGGCATATTGGAAATTAAAAACAGTAAAGGTGAAGTTGTACCAATAGAGAATAGAATTGGAACATTATATGTTTTTAATTCAAGATTACTTCATAGAGTAGTACCTGTGGTTGAGGGTGTACGTTATTCGTTAGTTAATTGGATATCATTGGTTAAAACCGATTTTAAAAAACAAAATTTAATATGATAAACGGGTACCACATATTTGATGATATAATTCCAGAATTAAATCAAAATAAATTAGAAGAATATGTTAAGTTTTCAAATTTAAAATGGAATTATCAACACAACATTACGGGGCTATATGGTGGAACGGATTCATTAGAATTACCCGCAAATGTTTTAAAGGGTATTGATATTACAGACACTACAATTCTTAATATAATAAATTCAATAAAGTTAAATTTACTAAATAAACTTAATTTGGAATTTGAAAAGGATTATCGATATAAAATAAATTGGACCACCCCTATAGGAAAAAAATATGATTTTAAAAATTTAATACATATTGATATGGATGTGGCCCATATTGCTATTGTTTATTATATAAACGATACCGATGGCAACACTATTTTTTTAAATAATAAAAATGGAAATTCTTCAGAATCCCATCAAAATAATTTTAAAGGTGTCAATTTGGATGATTTTGAAATTGTAAATAGAATACCACCCAAAAAAGGTAGGGCGGTTATATTTGATGGTAACATTTATCACTATGGCGAATACCCAACAATAACCGATAGATTTATAATTAATTTTGATTTAGTTGGTAAAAATAAGAACAAAAATAAATTAATATAATATGGAAAAGATATTTTTTGATGACACAACATACATTTGGAAAACCAAATTAAATTATACAGGTGATAAATCATCTTTTTTAAAAGAAGCGTACTCTCTTATAGAATCCCAACCTAAAGTTAAATCAGATGGATTTGGATATAAAAGAGAATGGAACGAACATTTAAATTTTATTGGTGATGTTAAGGTTGAAACAAAATTAGATGAAATTTTTAAAATCGGTATTAATAAATGTAAAGAAATTTATAATGAAAAAAATATAAATTACAATAAAATCAATACAGACTCTTGGGTTAATGTTGTTCGATCAAAAAATCCAGTACAAGACAATTTTCACAATGGTAAAAAATATCATATACATACCGAAATTAATAAAGGAAACAAACAATTTATTCCACACTATACATATGTTTATTATATTCAAATGCCAGATGTAATGAATGGCGATGATGGTGTATTGTGTTTTTTAGGTGAAAATAAGAAAGAATATTTCATCAAACCAGAAGAAGATGATTTAATTATTATGGAGGCACATATCCCACACTCTCCAAATAGTGCACCAAACTCCACATTAGATAGAATAGTTATGGCTGGAAACGTTGGTTTTGATTTTATTAAAAAAGAAAAAACAATATTATAATGCTAGTAGAAAATAAATTTTTATTTGTAAATCTACCAAGATGTGCTTCAACCTCTTTTCATATATCATGTTTAAGAAGTGGATTTAAAATTGAACATTACGGCCAATCATTTGTAGACAATTATCATACACCAATTAATTTAACACTTAGTAATGAAGAGCTAGCAGACAACATGGTTCATCTTCATGAAAGATTAGATGTGTTACTTTCAAAATTTGGGAATGAATATGATATCATATCCATAAAAAGAGATAAGTACGAAAGATTCTTATCATTGTGGAAGCATATAATCGATATAGCACACATGGAAGGTAATATCGAATTATATAATATATTTAAAAAACTAGAGTTAGAAGATATTTTATTTTATAATTATTCAGATTTAATATCGAATGAGGAGTCTGTAATATCTGAATTTGTGAGAAGAAATAAAATTGAAAAACATATGACAGACATTCTTTATACTATGTTAATTATTTTAGTTAGACATGTCTCATTTTGGCATAATAATAATCCCAAAATAAAATGGTTTGAATTTGGTGAGTTTACAGAATTAGAAGAATGGGTTTCTAATAAAACAGGTAAACCATTTAAAATGGGGAAATCAAATGGAAGTCAACATTTTGATTGCAAATTAAAAATGAATAGTGATTTCATAAAAAGATATAATAATATTTATGATTATTATGATTTTCAAAAAAATGTTAAGACACTAATATAACATGATTAACACCCCTAATATCGATTATAAAGAAATATT